ACGTTGACGTTCTGCGTGCTGCTACGGATCAGGGCATCGAATTGGTAATGACCAAGAAGTTTGATCCACTGACCTTCCAGACGCTTTACACGCTGGACACACTGTATGGTGTGGTCATGACAAACCCTGAAATGGCAGGCATCCTGCTTTTCAACCAAGCGTAATAGAGAAGGGGGGGCTTCGGCTCCCCTTTCTTTTCTTTAAGGAGCGAACCAATGCCATTGAAAAAAGGTTTTAGCCGCGCAAGCATCGGCAAGAATATCAAGATGGAAGAAAAGGCTGGTCGCCCTAAAAAGCAAGCTATCGCCATTGCACTGAATGTAGCACGCGATGCTGCCATGAAAGCAGGGAAGCCATCGAAGGCTCCTAAGCGGAAGGCAAAGAAATGAAGATGGGCCTGTACGCAAACATCAATGCGAAACGGAATCGGATCAAAGCGCAGAAGGCTGCTGGCAAAACACCAGAGCGCATGAAGAAGCCTGGAAGCAAGGGAGCGCCGACAAAGGCTGACTTTTTTGCGTCTGCGAAGACTGCAAAGCCAGCAAAGAAAATGAAGAAATAGTTATTCGTTTAATGCGCTAATTTCTGATATAAGGCAGCACATTGAGCTTGGAGGTCTAAATGGGTTACACAAAGCGCCAGTTCGTAACGTCAGCCTTTGAAGAAATAGGCATGGCAGATTACGTCTTTGACCTTCAGCCTGAACAGCTAGAGGCTGCGCTGCGTCGTTTAGATTCCATGATCGCTGAATGGAATGCTGCTGGCATTCGCCTTGGCTACGCAATGCCAAGCAGCCCACAAGATAGCGACCTAGATACAGAAACCAACGTTCCTGACAGCGCATGGGAAGCTATCATCACTAACCTAGCCATTCGGATTGCTCCAGGATACGGCAAGGGTGTATCGCCTGAGACCAAGGTTTCGGCTAAGGGCGCTTTTAACGTATTGTTGCAACGCGCAACCTTCCCGCTTGAACAACAGCTTCCTTCAACGATGCCAATAGGTCAGGGCAACAAGCCGTGGCGCTGGGATAACCCTTACGTTCGGATTCCCTATGATCCTCTAAATGCAGGGCCTGATGGCCCATTTGAATGGAGTTAAACAATGCCTACCATTAATCAGCTTCCAACCGTAACTCAGGTCTCTGGTGGAGATCAATTACCGCTATTCTTGCCAAGCCAAGGTGACGCTCGTCGTTGTTCTGTCACCACGCTTATTGAATACGTTCAAGTCAATCTTGGCGCTGTTACATGTTCGTCAGTTACGACAACGCCTGTGACCTACGCACAACTCCCCAGCGCCGTAGGTAATGCTGGTGCGCGTGCATTTATTACTGACGGAAGCAGTACAACATTTGCTGCTACTGTTGCTGGTGGTGGCGCTAACAAGGTTCCCGTCTATAGCGATGGCACAAACTGGAAGGTCGGATAATGTCTTATGTAAATCCTTTTGCTCCTAATTATGGATCAAACATTGTCGCAACTCCTGCGGCTTCATCTGCATCAGTAGATATTTCTGGAGATGATAATTCCGTCCGTTTGGTAAACACCGGCGCAAACGTCTGTTACGTTCGCATCGGTGAGACTGCGGCGACTGCAACGACTGCTGATTTGCCAGTCCGTTCTGGAAGCGAAGTCATCATCAAAAAGGCTGTTGGCTATACAAAACTGGCGCACATCTCTGCTTCTGGCACTACTCTGAATATTCAGACTGGTAATGGCGGCGTTTAATTTTAATTTAATTTGGAAGGTATGATAATGATCATTCAGCCAGGTCTCACTCAGACAATAACAGATGTACTTGTTCCTGCTGGTGAATATATCAGCATTGGCAATGTGGGCAACGATGCCACAACCGTTTCGCTTGAGCCAATTGGCCCAATAAGCTATGAAAACTACACCCAAATTGCATCGCTTTCAAACAGCGCACAGATGTTTGGCCCTTATCCAGTTGATCGCACTGTTCGTATTGTCAGCGGACTTGAGTCAACAGCGCAATATGACGTAGGCGCTGAACCTTCTTTGCGTGACTTTCCGACTTTGACAATCGGTAGCCTTGAGCCTGTTGCTTTGGTTGAGCCAGCCGCGACTTTTGTGACGCTGACTTATAATGATAACGGTGGCAATGTTCGATTGGCAAGTGCTGGCGCTCATGGCTTGACGGCGGCAATTGCTGTAGGCGCAAGTGTATATACAACTTGGACTGGTGGCACGGGCGTTACTGGCTTTTATGAAGTTACCGCACTGGATGCTGATACAACTGGCGTAGCGGTTACAATCGACCTACCTTACGTTTCGTCAACCGTAACGATCACCATTGCTGCACCTGGCGTAGTAACTTGGACATCGCACGGCCGGTCGGTAAATGACACCATCCGTTTCACCACTACGGGTGCATTGCCTACCGGATTGGCTATCAACACGACATACTATGTAAAGGAAGTGCTGTCGGCCAACACCTTCACCGTGTCCACATCAGCAGGAGGCGCAGCAGTCACCACTAGCGGCACACAGTCTGGCACACAAACTGCCCTTGTTTGGTACGGCGTTGCCGTAGTTGCTGTAGCCAACACAGTAGTCACTTTGGCATCCGTCACAGTCCCTGGCTGGTCGATGGGCGTTGGCGGCGGCATGGAGATTGACGCTCTGTTCACAGTAACCAATAACGCTACAGTTAAAACCTTGGGCATGACATATGGCGGCGGTTCTGTCTTGTCTGCTGCGGCGGCAAGCAATGCAAGCGCATCTGTTCAGAAACTACTATACAACCGTGGTGGCTCGCAAGTTCTCAGCAACTCAACAACTTCCATAGGTCACGGCCTATCGACTGGTGCAAACGTGGTGTTGAGCGTTGATGCTTCAGTAGATCAGACATTTGCAATCACTGCACAACCAGCAACTGCAAATAACCTTATGCGCCTTGAAGCGTTCAAACTTTATGTAACTTTCTAATAGGAGAGTTGAAATGCCAATGGTCGGTGGAAAAAAGTTTGGTTATGATGCAAAAGGCATGGCGATGGCAAAGAAAGCCGCCGCTAAGTCTGGCAAGTCAATGATGATGACCAAAGCGAAGAAGAAAAAGAAGTAAAGTGGTTCAAATTCCAATTCTCAATGGTATATTTACAGATAATGGGCCAGACTTTAGAACGTCTTATCCCGTCAATCTTGTGCCCGTACCAAAGTCGAATGGAATCAGCCAAGGTTTCTTGCGTCCTTCTGATGGTATTGTCTCTAATGGCAGTGGCCCTGGCGTAGATCGCGGCGGCATAAATTGGAATAGCATTTGCTATCGTGTATTGGGTTCGAAGTTCTGTAGCGTTGCTGCAAACGGAACTGTCACTGTTATAGCTGATGTTGGCAACAATGGCTTAGATGTAACAATGGATTATTCCTTTGACCTTCTTGCAATCGCATCAAACAACAATTTATTTTATTATGATGGAACAACTGTCACACAAGTTACAGACCCAGACTTAGGCGTCGTCTTAGATGTTGTTTGGGTTGATGGTTATTTTATGACCACTGATGGTGAGTTTCTTGTAGTTACAGAACTGACCAATCCATTTGCAGTTAACCCATTAAAGTATGGATCTGCGGAAGCCGACCCTGATCCGATCACAGGATTGCTCAAGCTACGCAACGAAATTTATGCGCTCAACAGAAACACCATTGAAGTCTTTGACAACGTGGGCGGGGATTTATTCCCATTCCGACGTATTGAGGGCGCTCAGATTGAAAAGGGCTCTACAGGCACACACGCTTGCTGCATCTATCTAGAGACATGCGCGTTCCTTGGAAGCGGATCAAATGAAGCCCCAGGCGTTTACCTTGGCGTAAATGCCAATGCCAATAAGATCAGCACGCAAGAGATTGACACGATTCTGCTGAACTACACTGAGGCAGAACTTGCGCTGGTGAATATGGAAGCGCGTAACGACAGAGCGCAACAGCATTTATATGTTCATTTACCAGATCGCTCACTGGTATATGATGCGGCTGCTTCAAGTGAATTGGGGCAACCAGTTTGGTTTACTCTAACCAGCAGCATTGTTGACTTCTCCAAGTATCGTGCCCAAAACTTTGTCTGGTGCTATGACAAATGGCTATGTGGAGACCCTACTACTACCAACGTTGGTTATTTGGTTAAAGATATATCGACGCAGTATGGCAACACTGTGCGATGGGAGTTTGGAACAACCATAGTTTATAACGAAGGCCGTGGTGCTATCATACAGCAGCTTGAGCTTGTTGGATTAACTGGTGCTGTTGCTTATGGATCTGATCCAACGATCAATACCAGTTATTCAACTGATGGGGAAACATGGAGTCAGAAGAAGTTTATTAAGGCTGGAAAGACAGGGCAGCGTGCCAAGCGCCTAGTGTGGTTTCAGCAGGGATGGATGCGGAACTGGCGAATACAGCGATTCCAGGGCACATCAGAGGCCCATATGTCATTTGCAAGGCTAGAGGCGGCAATTGAGCCGTTAGCGTTCTAATGGCATACGAAAAGTTATCTCTGACACGAGATCAATTTGCTGCATTCTTGCAAGACTTTGAGCAAATTAAGCAATTTGAAAAGCTGTTTGCTAATACCAACGCCAATGTAATTTTGA